AAGCCCGGCTGAGTCTCGTACATGCTGCCTCCCATGATCTGCAGATCGTTCAAAACTCGCGCCGCCATGACCTGTGCAGTGAGCGCGTCGATGTTGCTCGTGCTCTTCTGCTTCACCGGCATGGCCAGTCCAGTGAGTCCGACATAGAGCCGAGCCGACGCTAGGCACGCTCGCAGCACTGGGTCCGGCTTGCATCGGATGCGTTCGGCGCGGATCCAATCGCTCCAAACGGCCCAACCACCACCCATCCAGACGATTGTCTGCGGTGCTTTGTGCCATTTCCACCCGTGTTTCCGCTCCATTTGGGCAGCCCAGGCGCTCGCTTTACCGACCGGATCGGCGACAAAAGCGCGCACGTCGTACGTCCGACAGATGTCTACAAGCCTTGCTTCGACCAGATCGAGGTCGATTGTCGGCCCACCAGCCAGCGAAAGTGCGTGATCATCCACCCATTTCTGCAGTGGTTGGCGCGTTCTCTTCTCATCGAAGGCGATATCAGCGCCGGCCCACCAGTGATATCCGCGCGTGTGCACCTTCGTCCCATCCCACACCGCGAGGCACAGCGAAGTAAGATCGCACTGTGAACCGAACGCGAAACCGCCCTGGCTGAAGTCCACAGCCACCACACCGGCTGCGCCTTGCAACATATCCCAGTCTTCCTCCACCGAAACACGGTCTAGTAGCTCGAGCGGGAGCGCGCCGGCGAGGTCATCCGTGAACGTAGCGAGTTCCTGCAGCCACGTTTCCTCGCGTGCCTTGGGGTCTGCGGTCGCCAGTGCGTTCGCGATCTTGTCACGGATGACGCGGATGCCAGCGCCAAGTACACCGGCGCTCGGGTTCGCGTGCTGCACCGCCAGGTCAGAGTCCGGCACATCGTCCGTGTCCATGCCCCACAGCATCGCCCACCACCCTTCCGGCAGTGGCGTCCCCTGGTCTATCGCGAGTTCGCACGCTTGCCAGTACGGCCAGAGTTCCCGCGACTTCTGATCGCGATCGGGCGTGGTGATGAACAGCATCTGACCCGTCGGTGACTTGGTGACCGATGACATCCCGCGCAAAATTGCCGCGTCCATGCGACTAGCTTCGTCCGCGATCAGAAGCCGCGGGACCAGGCCGTCCATACTTTGATCGGTCGACGGGAACGCATTGAATACAGCCTTCTTGTGTTGGATCAAACCGGAGGTAGTCGAAGCACCACCACCCACCGAGCGCCAGCGGTCCTCGCCGTTGTGCATCTTGGCTATGCGCCCGTGGATGATGTTGGCTTTCATTTGGTTGGTCGCCACCGCGCACAGTTCCATGTCTTCGCCGGTCGACAGCAGCCACTCGAGCAGCGCTACCACCAACCCCGTCTTGCCGGCTCCACGGGCCACAGACCACAGCGCGTAGCGCGTAGCCGGAGTGCCATCGTCGGCGCGCCGGCGCGCCAACAGCACCGCACAGACGTGGACCTGCCAGGGCAGAAGCTTCATGCCCATGACCTGAGCGCGGCTCACGAACGCGTCCAGCTGCGTGCCGTCCCAGGCGATGCCGTGTTCACCTGGTGCGTCGCGCTCTGCCAGGTAACGGGCGCAGGCCGCCTTGATCCGCTTCGGCGCCGGCACGGTCCCGGCGATTACGCCCCGGGCGTACCCATCCGATCGGTCCATAGCGGTGTCTACGCGTTGATTACTTTGAGATGCGGGTTCTTTCTGCGGACCGACGGTCCCACAAGGCGGTGCCCAAGGGACCAAGGTACCCCCCCTACCCAAGGGGGGGGGATCAATTATTATTGACGATGATTTCTTAGCGTTGTTTTTTCGAGTTCTTCGTGGCACGCTCTGCAACACACCATCAGGTTCCTTGGGTCCATCTTCAGAGCTGGGTTGACCTCCAGTGGCACGATGTGATGCACTTCGTCGCTTGGTGCTATCCCGCACCGTTGGCACAACGGGTTGTTCTGCCTGAGCTTCAGGCTCAACCTCGTCCAACTGCCGCCATAGCCCAATCGCTTGCCACGTACTTCTGAGACTAGCGCCCCGTACGGCGATTTCCACGTCTTCATCTTTCATTGTCCTTTCTTCTTTCCTGACGGCTGACGCTTCCTGACGCTTGTTTCGGTATGAGTCGCCACGGGCGCGCGCGCGTGCGCGAGTGAATGTATGTGCGTTAGAAGCGTCAGAAGCGTCAGGAAATGCATAACTTCACGTTTCTTAGTTGGAATATTGACTGTGTTGGTCTTCATGATGCGTCAGCCAATGTGTCAGGATGTGTCAGAAGCGTCAGCCCAAGGAAGCCACGAGCGTGCTCTGTCCTCGTTTGGACGTAACCACGGCCCTTCAGGTCAGGTCCAAGGCGCTTCATGCTCTTTGGATGCGTGCCAGCCTCCCTGCACCAGTGACTCCATGACGCCATGATGTGAGCACTGGAGACGAACGATCCTTCGTTCTTGATTGTGCAGTCCTGCAACCATGCGCCCACTGTGTCTTGGTCATCGAGGTAGCCCGCCGTTGCCTTCAGGATCGATTCAGGCGGTCGAAGCCCTCCCAGAGTGCTCCACTCCTCAAAGCCTTCCATAGCCCAACGTAGGACGCCTCCTGCCTCCTCACGTAACTTCGCGCCCAGGTCAGGATCAGGCGTCGCAGGTCGATTCGTGAACGGCACCATGCACAGCCGCCTACGCATGGCATCGTCCACCACAGCGATTTGAGGCGCATGGTTGCCCACCACTAGCAGTTTGAACACGGGAGCGAACTCGAACCAATCCTGACGCATGTGCCGAGCCACCACCACATCACCGCCTGTGAGTTGTTTCAGCTTCGCATCGTCCCACTTGCGCCCCTCCTGCGTTTCATTGGCGATAGCCAGGCGTGCGCCCTTCAGCATGGCGATTTCTGCCGGATGCCGATCGCCCTTGCTCTCCATCAGCGCGTCCATTGGCAGCGTCTTGGCATACTCGCCCCAGGCATAGCGGATGGTGTCGACGAAGACGCTCTTCCCGTTTCCCCCTGGTCCGTGGATAAACAGAATGCAGTGTTCCTTGGTGCTGCCGCTCAGCGCGTAGCCGGCCCAGCGCTTCAAGAACGACACCACCTCAGCATCACCGCGCGCCGCCTCGAGCAAGAACGCCTCCCACAGCGTGGTCTTTCCACCTGGTCGGACGCCTACGCGCTTGGTGATCTGCAGGTCCAGTAAGCGGTCGATGTGCGTACCCTCGATGAGGTCATAGACGTCATCAGGTGCTCCGAACGCCCACATGTGTGCATCCCAGTCCTCCGAGTTGATCACCAAGCCGTCAAAGCACTCCGCGACCGACTGGAAGTAGCGCGCCCATGCGCCCGTATCACTCGGATTCGCTTTACTGGCCGCCTTGATGATCTCGCCACGCACCATGTTCAGTCGATCACGCTCCCAAACGCCGGACGCTGCGCGCGTGTACCAAGAGTTCTGATCGATGCACCACACATACTCATTCTCGATAGCCGTCTTGCACCACTTGCGCGCGGCTACATTCGCCTTGATCTTGGCTTCTTCCTGCATTTCCATAACCATCCTCCATGAAGTAGCCGGCTAAGGGGCGACAGCACGCACCCCCAGCCGGTGCGATCACTTGACCGCGTTTTCCTGTTGTTCAACCGACCGGAACACAAGCTGCGCGAGGTTGTTGAGCCTCTGCAATGCGTCCGACTCATTCATACGCCCAGCACTCACCTCATCGCATATGCGCTCAATGCGCTTGGCGATCGTTTGGATGATGTTGCTCTGTATGGTGGTCTTATCGCGGAAGTGATCCACCTCACGCTGCAATCCTGCGGACGTGCTACGCCAGTATTCAGTGTCGTACTTGCGGATAGGGATCATTCCTCGCCCCGCTTCCGCACCGGCTGGCAAGCCTCATGGTCAGGCACAAGGAACAGCAGCAGGAAGACTCCCACCGACACCAGGCACGCGATCCCTGTGAATAGGTCAGCCATTGCGGACCTCCAGTAGCGCAGCCTCTACGGTCCCGTAGTGAGCACGGGCGGCCGACCGAACAAGCTGGCGCACCACATGCACTTTGGTCGACCCGTCGTACTTTGCTATCGCCTCCAGTAGCCCGTCAGTTACGAGGTCTACCCCGATCATTCGCCGCTGAGTATTGCGGTCCTTGCTGTCCATGCTGCGTCCTCCAAAGGAGACGCATATCGGGCAGTGCAGGATTCAGCCATCCGCAGTCCTGACGTACACCCCCTATATGCGCTTAGTACGCATCTTATCGACAGCCGCGGAAATTTGCTCTACTCTTTCTGCCACTTTCCGAGAAATAATGCTTGTGCGCTTTTCTTCGTCCTGAGCCACCAATAATCTGCGTACGGCGCGCTCATAACTAAATCCCACTTTGAAGCGCCAGTCCCACTGTGGGCCCGGGTCAGCCGTAATTGTCCACTTCCCGCGAGGGTCAGAATCCTTGCGGCAAAGCCACCATTCGCCGCGCTGGCGATCCAGTTTTTCTATTAGGCCCCGGTGTCTCATGACCGGAAGGTACCCGGTTTACCTCTTAAACCAACCAAGGATCTTTGCTACCCACCCTGGTGTCGCCTTGTTCATAGCAGCCTTACGCCGAGCGCATCCGCCGCAAGTCTTTATGCCCACGGAATTTGTGGCTTTTGCTACAACATCCCCCATTCCGATGCGTCGGTTAGTAATGGGTTTTTCAATAGCCGCCGGTTCACCAAACATGATCGGCGGGTCAATGTAGTTTCCGTTCCGCGTTTCCCGTTCCTTGCAGGTCGAACACTTGGTGGCATCAAGGTTTTTAATGCAAACAGGTGAAGTCCCTGCCACCCGCCAGGACTTGCAATCCATGATGGGTAGCGAAACGCCAGAAATGGTGATGGTGCCAAGTTTCATGATGTAAGACCTATCACAGTGCCATCAGATTTGCAGTAGACATTTGGGTCTTGGAATGAACGTACGCATGGTTCTGGGAGGGGGTGGTCAATGTTCCACTCTGTGCAATCTTCGCCCTGTGGGCAGCAAGGTGCCGGTTCGTAAACGAACGGGTAGGCGTAGCAGCCGGTGCGTGGATCAGGCATTGAGGGACAGAGGGATTCCCAACCATACACAAGAACGATGTCGGTTCCACCAATGTTGACTGTGATGTCTTCAAGTGGCCAACCGTTTCGCGCTTCGCAGTTGGTCGCGTTTTGGTAGAAGCCGATGTCCACGCAGATTGAAATATCAGCGCTTGCGTACTCCTGAATCCGCTTCATCTGGTAGCGCTCGCCAAAGGAGTATTCGGGAAACGACAGGCATTGAATGACAAACGGCTGCGAATCGGTCAGCGCGGAGATAGCCGCGTTACAGGTGTTCTCCGTCGTCATTTGCCAGAAGTAATCAACGATCAAGGTCTGCGTCGCGCACGCGTAGTAGCGGATGGCAGTACCAACAAGCGTGACGGTGATGTCTTGGTTCCCGTTCGTAAACTCCACGCGGTCAACCGTGAGCAGGTCGCCAGCGGAGAATCCGGGGCGGTCGTTCGGGGTCTGCCAGTCGCAGGCAACGCAGGACTGGCGATTGCCGAACCAGAAGTAAGCGGACCAAGGCGCAATACCTGAGGCCGTCACTAGCCCGCCAATACGGTCATTGATCCTTTGCGCGACGTGTCCGGCGTTGCCTGAGAAGATCACCACATCCAGACCGCAGACGCTCAGCTTGGGCGCTCCAAGCGTGCCCCAACCTGTCGCCACGGTGTTGTCTTGGTCGATGTGGACAAGCCCCGATGACCCTAGAAACAAGGAATCGAGCGCAGCCTGTGCGCCCGGATCGTCTGGGTCAATCTCCGGCGCAAAGCACGCAGGGAAGACGATCGTCATGATGTCCTCAACATGGTCGGGGCACCCGAAGGAATTCAGGCTGTAGCACGTTCGCACGTCGTACGTCTCAAAGCGATCCTCGAAACTGTCGCAGAAGTTTGGGTCGCTGTCGCAGTTTGGGGTAAGACCGCAGCAGTCGCCTTGGGGCTCGCAGTCGGGGCAATCCATGTACTCGGTGTAGTTCTGCGTGACCTGATTCGGGCAGCTGCCTAGCGTGACTGGATCGCGCACGGTGCAGAAGCTCATTTCCTGCGACATTGCAACACTCAAGGTTTGGATTTCCTCTGGCGGCCCGTGATCACAGCGGTCTTCCCACGGTACTCCAATCGTCTCAATGCAGGTGCTTGCCACGCTCGCAATGGTCACGCCCTTGCCCTTGACGGTACCGGCCTGATCCTTGAAGTCATAGCACTCGGCTACCAACTCCTCGCAAGGCACTTCGGGGTTGTTCTCAATGACAGGACCTTGCTCGGTTTCAAGGTCGGCAATCCCGCCGGGGTTGCCCTGTTCCTGTAGATCTGCGTAACAGCACGGGTTCGCGCCGGCTACGCGGTTCTTCACCTTGACCAATTTGCCGACGTTCACTGGCCAAGTCGACAACGGATTCGGGCAAGGAATAGTTTGGAATCCGGTTAGGATGTACATACAGCAATCGTGACTGACGAAGTAGCACTTCGTCGCCAGGTCTGGCGGCGATGGTATTCCTATCGACAAGAGATAGCGCGGGCAAAACTCAATGCGGTCTGGGGCGTTTGTGCAATCGGGCGCGCAACAGTAATCCTCAAAGTACGCCTCACACTTGAGCGCGTACCAAAGGAGTCCGTCCTGGCAGCAGCATGTTCGCCGTCTACTCACTTACCACCCTGCCGACGGCAGAACCAAAAACCAAACATCGTCCCCGCAAGGGCCAGACTACAAGCGAAGAAGATCGACCCTAGGAGACTCTCGATTGTGGCTTGTAAAATCATTTCTTGCCTTTCTTGGCCGCAACGGGCCGCATCTTTCGGTAGGTGTTTCCGACTGAGCAACCGCTGAGAAAAGTCACCACCAGCAGCGCCAACATGTAGATCCCGTATTGAGTTGGTGTGAGTTGCATGTCTATTTCCTAGGTGCAAATCTGTATATAAGTGTTCCGACTACAACGGCGATCGCTCCAGCACTAGCCCATTTTACGCTCTCGAACCACGGGCTTTGGTCATCACTTACATATGGGATGGCATCGTGCACTAGTACCACCTGTTGCTCTATGGCCAGCAGTTCAGCATTGGCAGCTAGAAGATGCTCACGGGCTACAGCAACGCTCGCCGAGGTCGCTGTTGCTGCCTGGCTAATTCTCGCCGTCTGCGATGCGCAGCCGGTGAGCAGCAAGGATAGGACGATGACGGCGAGGTAGATCATGCCGTGAGAGCAGTAACAAGTTGCGCGGTGACGTACTTGTATCCATCTTCTGTTAAGTGTTGTCGTTCAGTTGTTGCGTTTTTAAAGTAGGTATTCCC